GATCATGATGCAGTGCATGAGAGGCAGGACCGCCCTTCCCAAAGGGCGATCCTTGACGAAGCTGGTGTGACCGGTCCGGCAGTCAAGAAGGTTGTGAAGGCATTCGTAAAGAAAGAGGCCGCTGTCAAGCCGAGCGACCCTCGCAACATCTCCCAGATGCCTGAGAAATTGGCGTACTCGTGTTATATGTACGCTTTCCATGATGAGGTGATGACGAAACAGCAGTGGTATGCTTTCGCCAAAACCCCTGCTGAGTGTGCCCAAAGGGTCTGCGACATCCTAGCCGCGGAAGCCCACTCGGCAATGGCGGACGGTTCGCGCTTTGATGGTCACGTCAAGCGCCTCGCCCGCGTTCTTGAGCGAATCGTGATGCTCCGTTATTTTCATCGTCAGTACCATGCCGATCTGACTGAAAAGATGGATGCACAGATTGCCCTGCCGGGTGTTACCACCGAAGGGCGCCGCTATTACTCGGGCTATGGACGAGGAAGCGGATCACTTGAGACTTCTGACTTCAACTCTATACTGAGCGCGTTCATTGGATATTGTGGGTGGCGTAACACCACCGTGAATGGCGTGAAGTTGACCCCAGATCAGGCGTGGGCCAAGCTGGGCATCTATGGAGGAGATGATAGCCTGGAAGGCGCCATTGACCCCGAAGCTTTGAAGAAGAGCGCGGAGTTGATGGGCCAGGACTATGAGATTGAAGTCGTGCGTCGAGGAGAGGCCGGTGTGAACTTTTTGAACCGCTGGTTTGGACCCGACGTCTGGAATGGAGATGTGAGCTCCATGGCCAACCCATCCCGCTTGCTGTCAAAGCTGTGGGTGGGGCCTGCGCATTTGGTTCAGCCATTGCAAAGGTTTGCTGAGCGCATTTCTGGATATTACAGAATGGACCGTAACTCTCCTGTTATCGGTGCCATTGCGCGCGCGTCCCATGACCTGCTTGGAGAGCGTCTGGAAGGAGTGCTAATGCCGTGGGACGGCAAGCACTCTCTTGAGTCGAACTGGCCGAATGAGGATTCCGGCTGGATGGGCGCGGTGTTCGCCAAGTTTATTCCCGATTTCCATTGGGAGCGATTCGAGACGTGGATTGAACAGATCTACGAGACCCGTGATCCTGGGCTGCTGTTGAAGGCGCCCCTTTGCACATCTGCTGACGTTG